AGGTTGACATAGCCAGTCAAGTTATGGGTGATGAGCTTAAGGCTTGGATTTCTTAAATTGTTTTAATTTTTTTTCTTTTTTTTAGATTTTGATACAAGTACAGCACCTAAAACATTACCTGTTAATGTTGCGCCTGCACCAGCAGCGATCCCTTTTTTAAAGTCTTTGACACGTCTTTTATTTTTTGAAAACTCTTTTAATGCTTTACCAAATCCACGAAGTGCAATGCCGAGACCTGCCATTAGTTTGGCCTTACGTTATAGCCTAAACCTTTAGTGGCTGCTCCGCCACCTCTAGCTTTGCCTCTTACGATACCTTTTACAGGACCGCCATCTTTTAATCCTTGAGCTTTTAATTTAGCAGTAGCTTCTGCGAGACCACCGTCTTTCATAAAACCCATTTTGTTTCTAACTTTTTTTGGTAATTTGGGTAATCCTTTATTACCTTTTGGTATTGGTTTTAGTGCCATTACTTAGTCCTTTCTTGTGCAAACTTACTGGCTTTGGCTTTTTTACCAGTCTGTAGCATTTTTTTAAATTTAGCTTGGTCTACAGGGCTCATTCTTTTTTTAAGAAAAGACGGAACATCAATGTCCTCCATAGGAACATCAACTTCTGTAGTCAGATTTTCGACAATAGGATCACGCTCTTTACTTACTTTTGGCTTAAAACCTTTAATAGTCTTAGGCCCTTTTCTTATGAAAGGTGTCTTTTTTTTCTTAGGCTTTGTTAATTTACCTATGCCCTTAGCTATAATTCCTATTACCATAATTAATCCTACTCCGTTTCTTTGTAGTTTGCAACGATAGATGCCAGTTCTTCACATCTGTTCGTGGTTTGTTTGTGCCATCTACTATCTTTCATTTGAAAAGCGGCACCTTGCCAGTCACCTTCTTTCATGCATCTAAACATGTTCTTAAACTTAGAGACACCATTTTTTCCTAGCTGAAAGCACATGTTGACCAAGACTTCACCTATGACCTGAGGTAGATCGTGTCCAATCTTCTCAGCTATCAGCTCATCAGCTCCCGCTGCTGCTCTGTTTAAGTCGATATCGAAGAGTTCTTCTACCTCTTCCATGGTAATTTCTACGCCTTCTGCATATCTTTCTCTTTCATGAGGAAGTATAAGGTGGCCGATCCCGATCGTGGCCTTCCCCAATGTGTCGAGATACATTTTTGTGCGCACCCCTTCATGGTGACGTACTTGCTCTCGAAGTGAATCTGTTATTTCAATCATATGTCGTACTCCTTAGTTATAGTCAATATACCAGCAGGTTTCAACATATTAGCCTGCATTAAATTAGGTATACCTCCACTGTCCTGTGGCATCGGGTCAAAAAATCCATCAATGAAAGGGTTTCTTTGACCTGGTATTGCTGGGTTAGGCATAAAAGGTAGGACCGGTAAAGCTTCCATGGGATTAATTGTAGGGGTTGTAAATAAAAAATCCTGTTCTACATTACCAGGTCCTAACACATTAGTTAAATTTTCTGCAGTGCTATCAAAGTCAGGTTCGCTTGAGATAGGTTTATCGCCTCCTGGAACAGGTATTGTCTGAACATTTTGTTCTCTCCTTTGAGTCAACATTCTTTCATCAGGCAACTCAAACTGTTTTGGTCCTCCTGGTGGTCCCTCAGCTAATAATTTTTCAGCAGGGTCACCGCCTTCTCGCATCCCTATGGGCACGACTCTTACTGATCCTACGCCGCCATCAAGTTTCATTATAATGTACCTATTCCTCTATTTAACATCTGTGTAGCAAGGGCATCATCTAAAGTTCCTAAGGCTAACTGATTTCTAACATTAGCTTGCAGCGGCACCTGCATATTAGGTTGTAATGATACATCGGGTGTGGGTGTGCTTCCTAAACTAGCATCAAATTGTGGTTGTAATCTATCTTCTATTTGTTGTTTTATTTGTGCCTCTTCACCGGTTAGATAGCCTCGTGCACCAAACATTCTACTCATCATTTCCATTTGTTGGTTTCTTGCCGGTTTTGCTTCTACTTGTGTTTGTGGTTGTTTCATTAAACTTATCAAAGATTGTTCTACCTGGTTTACAAAATCTAGCTGATCTAAATCATCCTGTGTAGGCAATGTTGTACCAGCCCAGTCTAATAATATTTGTTTATTTTTTTCAGAAATTGTAAAGGGTTCTAATGTCTTTTTTGTATCTTCAGGTTCTCCAACAGTCCTAGCAACTCCCGCTCTTTTTACTACATCAAGACCTGTTTGATCTAAAACTTCCGAAAATGCTTTCAACACCTTAGGGTCCGTTAAAATGCTAGATCCATATCTCAATAGTAAAGGCACCATCAATACTGGTAAACCAAAACCTGCTGCTGTTGCACCAGCTTGTACACCACCAAATAATAATAAACTTCTAAAACCTCCTAAAGTTACACGTCTTTGAACGAATGAAGATGGGTCAGTAACTGTGAAACTACCAGATTTTTCTGCTACTTCTAAAAATCTTTCAATATCTTTTATTTTTGTACCTGTGCCCTCTAAAGCTACTTCTAATGCTGCTCTTCCATCAGTGCTGTTTAAACCTAAGCTATCTGCAAACTTTCTTGGGTCAAAATCAACTGTTCTAAATCTGTATACGTCTGCATTGTTTTTATAACCTTGTTTATAAACTTCCTCTGGCGGGAGCTTAGCTAAATTTTTGTAATCATTAAATGTCTTAGCTACAGGTAATCCTGTAAATGAGTCTTTGATCGCTTGGTCATAAAAAGCTCTAATTATTTTTTTCTTACCAGCGTTTGGTGCCATAGATATTACAGTTTGCTCTACATCTACTTGTTTTCCAAAGTTTGGATTTGGATCACCATTAGGTAAATTAGGAACATTATCTAATTCTTTTACGGTTACTTTAACAGGAACACCTTCTTTAAAACCAGCCATTCTCCAAGCTTTTAAGTTTGCATTAGGAGTCTTTGCTAGATTCATGACTGCTCTTACCAGATCTGGATCTTCTTTCATCATAGGTAGTAAGTTTTCAATCATTTGTTTTGGTGTTAAAACTCCCTCTGAAACACTTTGTGGACCAGGTGAAAATATATTTGCATTCACCTGCTTATACATATTAGCACCAGGGCCTTTATATTTAGGCATTACTGCAGATAAATATGCATTTGCTCTTGTAAGTTTTTCCATGGCTGTATCAAAAACAACTTTGTCTACACCATCTATGTTTATTAATTTGTTGCCATCATGCTCCAAAGCTAATCGGAGTTGTGATATTCTAGCTCCTTCTTCTGTTGGCACAGATCCTTTACCTTCAATTTTAAAGTTAGCTTGAAAGTCAGACAATAATTTTTGTAAAGTTCTAAATTGCGTAATAGTTACACCGTCAGGATCAAGCCTACTTAAGGTTTGATAAAACTCTGTGAAGGCTTTCATTGATCCATCACCAGGAAATCTAAAACCATAACCTTGAGTGCCTGGTTTAGAGGAAACTAACACATCTTGAAATTCATCAGCTAATCTTTTTACTGTATCTAACTTTATGACTTTTTTGCCATCTAGTTTCTCAGCGTATTTTGCGAATGATTTATATAAAGCATCTGAAACTTTCATAGTGTCCGTATATTCAGCTCTACCTAATTTCATCATGTCACCACCTAATGATGCCATTGTTTGTAGTGGTGCCAGATTGTTAAGTGCATTATCAAAAAACTGTCTAATGCCTTCCTGAGTTCCCTCTCCAGCTCTTCTAAAAGGTGTTCCTACATATGGAAAAACACCCAAAACTTTTGAATAACCTTTCCAAAAAGCACTATTAGTAGCTTGTATGATACCTAATGGCATGCCATATGTTTCTGCTACTTCTAACATCTTTTTGTATTCAGGGTTTTTATTGTCTAAACCAAATAATACTCTACCCACGGCTGGTTTGAACGCACTGATCAGTGGTCCGAGGGCCATAGCTCCTCCAGTAAAAGCCAAGTTCATATAAGCATCTTTTAAAAATTTAGCGTTTTGTAGTTCTCTATCTTCTAGTGGTAAGTCGTTTAAATGTCTTAACAATTGATTAGTCAATTCATAAACTTGTCCGCCTGCCTGTGCACCTAGGGCATCAGCACCTAACCCCCTCGCTGCTACCATCACAGTGCTAGATCCTATTGGTCCACCAAAAGGTGTGCCTAATAAACCAGCGCCACCCATAAAAGCCAATGAACCGATAATTTCTGCAGACCCTTTTGATACTAATTGATCTGGTATGGCTCTATCTAATAAACCTCCAACAAAAGGTATTTTACCAATAGCTTCATTTGCCTGCTTAAAATAATAGTTTGCAGGGTCTTTAATCAGAGCCATTCTCTGATTTGTGTCAGCAATTTTTTGGGCTAAAACAGAATAATATTGTTTTGTTTGAGTCTGAGGATCGTAAGGAATATCTGATAAAATATTTGCCTGTTCTACACCTTTTAATTTATTTAACTCTTCTATGACTTGCATAGGAGTCGCAGAATCGTCTATACCATAATATTTTTTTACCTTAGCTATATCATTGGCTGTAGGATTAGTAGGATTTTCAAAAAAGAATTTAGCCTCGTTAGGTGTTCCTTTTAATATTGTAACTTGATTTGGTGGTGGTTTAGGCATTACTGAGCTCCTCCAAATAAGTCTTCAGGTTCTAAATTAATTTCAAAGTTTTGATCTTCATCAACGACACTACCCTCAACTGTTTGAGATGAATCAGGTGCTGGTGGTGTTTGCATATTAGATACATCTTCTCCTAAAAATTGTTTAAATTTTAAAACTTGTTCTTGATATTTTTGATCGTCAAAAATGTTTTTACCTTCACCATATTTACCAGCTTCAAAAATATCTACTTGTCCTTTTCTTAAAAATTCCAATATTGTTTGTAATTGTGATCTTACAAAGTCGGGTGATTTTAAACCTTGTAAGTCTACAAGATTAGATGCTCTTCTAATATCATCAACGTTTAATCGTCCGGTAGGTTTC